GATGACTCGGTAATGGTGACGGTGTTTGGCTAAACACTCTACTCGGTCTCGAAGATGTCTTCGGAATCGTAGCCATCGATCGCGTCGGCGAGCTCCTGGAAGCGATCGTGAAGGTCCTCGGCGGTGACTGGCGCGTCGAACTCAAGGGTGAGCTCGAGCGAGCCACCAGCGGCGTCGGTGTCGGAGTCGGTCGCGGACGGGTCCGGCGGGTGGGTCATGCGTCCTTGGCCCTCCCGTGTCGCCACGAGTCGGTCGTGGGCTTCCTGGTTGAGCACCGGGACGACGCCGTTGACGTCGTCGGTGTAGCCGCGATCGGCCAGTCCCGTGTAGACGCGGTTCGCGACGTCGCGGGCAGCGTCGTCGTCGATGTCCTCGGGGTCGATCCCGCCGAGACGAAGGACAAACCTCGGTCGAAGTACAAGTAGACCTCACTCTGCCGGAGGGGCGATGGGCAGTTCGTGATTATCAGGTCCAGGTCGGAACTGAGTTGGACTATCGCCTTGATGTCCAAAACGGGAATCCAGCAGAAGTTTTCGTGATCGACCGCAGAGAGTTTGACCGTTTTCGAGAAGGCGACGAAATCACCCACTACGTCGATTTTCACGGGACTGGGACCACCCCCCACGCGAGCGGCGGACTGTCTGCTGGCGACTATTTGATCATTATCGACAACACCGCATACGGAGACATCTCTCCAGAGGGTGAGGTCCGTGGTGAGTTAGTAATGCAGGCTGGTCTCTAACCGCTCGGTAGATCGTTAAATACAGCGTCGAACTCGCTGAAAAGCCCGAGCATGCGCCTGAGAGTGTTGCCACTGGTAAGTTGGTAGAAACGTGCTTCGGAGAAGATTACACTCTCTCGTGTGGCAAGATGAAGTCGTATATCTTGTTCCCGAACTCGTCTTCGGCCCAAGCGTCGTAGGCGTTCATCTCGACTTCGTCCTTTTGATTCGTTGATGATTCGCAGCCGATACCCAAATAGAAAAAGCCGCGTTGGTCGCTCACATCATAGCTGTCGACCCTCTGACTAAAGTTGGGGTTCACATATTCGATGCCTGTGCCTATCGCCTCCTCCGCATAACTAGGCTCGACACCGCCCAAAGTGCAATCCACGCTGCTTTCTGTGGTCGGGCCGCCATCATAATACTCGCTGGTTAGCGTCGTGGAGTCCCAGTCCACATAAATCCGTTCTGCTGCATCTATGATAAAGCGGTATTCCGTCGTGGACCAGGCACGGGCGTCTATATTTTTGCTTCCATCTAGGCTGAGTATTCCGTCAGCTAACGCATAATGATATGTCGGGTCATCATCCGTGCAATAGGCAATCGATGTTGGCGCGTCAGAATCATCGGATTCGTCCGGGTCCTCGAACGAATTAGCGACCATCCCGACCTCCACCGGCACTATCTCATCCGCCCAGGTAACCCGGAGTCGTCGGGTGATCCCAGTGACGCCGCTCCCCGATTCGGTGACGTGTGCGCTGTACTCTTTCGCAATCTCTTCTTTGAGCACCTGCGTGGCGAAACTGGCGCTCCCCGAACTCGGCACAGTGCCAGACGCAGTATCGACCACCGTTCCGCTATCGGTGAGTGTCGCATTTTTATCGTATTCGACGAACTCCACATCCACACTCACATCCCCGTTCGCTGCACCCTGGAGTGTTAGTTCCAGTTCTGACTCGGTCTGTATCTCTGGGTAATATGGGCTTGCCGTCCAGTCCTCTACCCGCAAGTTCATCCACGCGACAGTCGGCTTCCGGCTTCCATTCGCCTGGTACCGATATGAGCCCGCGGAGTTTTTGGTTCGGGATTCACTGAACGCAATTATTTTATCTGGTTGAATTGTGGCGGTTTGGCTGCTGAATTCGCTGCCATCCTCTCTCCACTCCGTCGTATACCTTGTTGGCTCATCGGTATTATTCTGCACGTCCCAGCGCATGTCGACGGTCTCCCCCACCGCGATTATCCGGTCAGGCAGACACAGTTCGCCCTCGGTAAGGGCTGGGCTAATACCAATACCCCGACCTTCGACAAAGACGAAACTGGAGTCGCCAGTATCGTTCAGCAACTCATCTTCGACGTACACAAAGTCATTATCGGTCGGCGCGCCAACGCCCACGTTCTCCCCTTCAGCAAAGACGAAATCAGATCTGGGCATTATTAGTATCTGGTAGATTTGGGTGCCGAATATTAGAATCCTGTATTTCCAATATCGTTCAACGACGCTGCTAAATTAGTCCCGCCACCAGCTCGACCGATAATATCTACGTCCGTCGTTGTATACGGGAAACTCACCGAGCTATTATACCCGTTCGAGAAATCACCACTTGTATTTTCCAGTTCCATATCGAACTTTTCGTTAGCAGCTAAGTTCACGTCATCAAATGTGAACGCATCGCCCGCGCTGAGACCAGAAACATCTACTCTGTCAATTTCGGTACCATCACTGACGCGGGTTAAAACCGCATCTGTTACATTAGATGTGTTCGCTGACAATTTCGCGCCGATAGAGGGCCACTCTGATTTTGTCTCGATTCGCAGCCCATCCGAGGCTGAGCTTGATGCGAAATCTTCATCGGTGGGGCGAGAGGCGACGCTGTTAGGCACTCCACTGATCACACTAAGATTTTGCAGACCGCCAGTTCCGCCGGTTGACAGGTTCCGGAGGCCGCCCGACCCGTCCGTTGAGAGATGTGACAGTCCCATTAGTTGTCCACCTCGTAGCCAGCGACAGCGAAGTCGGCGCTGCTGCCCGATGTATTTCGGACGACCAGTCGGACGTTCTTGTTTGTGGAGACGAGTAGGTTGTTTCCCTGGGAGTGCCAGCTCCCCGCCACTGAGTCAATTTGCGACCGATACTCCCAAGTCCCGTCGCTGTCGGGGTCCTGTTCTCGGAAGATGTTTGCGTCGGCCGTCCCGCCGAGTTCCGTGATGTTCACCGCCCCCGTGGCGCTACTACTGCCGTCGATTATCCAGTCCGTTGCGTCTGCCAATCCCGTGTTCGCGTCAGCGAACGCATCATTTATTGCCATGTGTTATCGTGTCTTGTCTTGCCGCCGTGCGTTTAGTTGGGCCACCGACGCCGAGACGTTACTCTCGGACTGGACCGTCCCCGTCGGGTGCCCGACGCGCGCGAGCATTTGTGCGCGGTCAGGCTCTTTCGGCGCTGTCTGCTCTGTCGACACATCGGCAATGTCTCCGATAGGTTCGAGTGTCATTACTTCCCGGTCACCCCCTCGACGGCGGCCATCACGTCCTGGGCGCTGCCGGTGGCGTTATCCACCAGCACGCCGATAGTCTGCCCGCCGCCACTGCTGTTCGTGTAACTCCCCAGTGGGCTGCCCGTCTCGTCATCGAACACCGTACTGCCGTCCCCGGATATGAGTGAGGACCGTGAGGTAAAGCTCCCGGCGTTATCGAGTGTCACCAGTTCTAAATCCAGGCTGGAGGGTGCGGCCTGCCCGTCAGCGAGTGTCAGCGCCGCTTTGTAGACCTCCGCTCTTTCCCCGTCTGCGAGGTGGTCGATCACGAGGATGCCCTGGTTCGTGTCCGAGACGCTGCCGGACTCGCGGCCCTCAAAGACCTCTCGGTAGTCGTACGCGAGTTCGACCTCGCCCGTGGCGGGGGTGGTGGCCTGGAGGCCCGCCTGCGCGTCCAGCGTGTCCACCGGGTCCTCCACGGCGGCGCCGCCATCCTGCACTGCCAGCGCAGCCCCACCGCCACCGCCTGCGGTGTACCACTGGCCGCTCCCCGCGTCAGCGACGACCACCGTAGCACCGTAGTTCGTGTCCACGGTGATGCTGGTGCCGCCGTCGATGTTCTCGCTTCCCTCGGTGTCCACCGTGATGGGGTTCGACTCCGCGCCGCCGCCCACATCCACCACCGTGACTACGTTTCCGGTGGACAAGTCGGCGCTGGCGAGCGTGATGGTCACAGCCCCGCCCGAGGAGTCCACGAGCAGCACTTCCTCGCCGCTCGTGGTTGTGTTCGTCGTGACAGCCCCGGTCGTGACGCGCTCGTCGTCCACTTGCGGGCGCGGGACCCACTCGTCGCTATACGAATAGACCGTGTTAGACTGGTTGTCTGTGATGTCCGATGTCGCCTGCTGGTCGCCTGGGTGTTCGTGCGCCGCGTGGTGCGCTCCAGAGGGTGCATCGTCCAGCGCCGAGTGCGGTGCGTTCGCCAAGTCAGCGAGATCCACAGTGGTCGACGCGCCGAGCGAGACGGTGTTTCCCGCGACCGTGACTTTAGTGTTCGCGAGCGCGAGTTGGGCTGTTCCGCCGCCGGCGTCCGTGATGTCCAGCTCCGTTGTCGCATCAAGTTTGGCGAGGCGGTCAACAACGGCCGTGCCATCATCGGCAACGACGATCGGCAAGTTGCCGACAAAACGAAAGTCAACGACATCGCTATTGTCAAGTGCAGTCGTCCCCGCGGGGACGACTGCCACGCCGAGGAGGATCTCATCAGCCTGCAAACTCGGCGGCTCCGGCGCGCTGCCGGGCGTCCCCTCGCGGACGACCACGCTCCCCGTTGAGACGTCGAAGGCAATTGTGTCCCAGCGGTCGTCGTTCGCGTCGCCGGTCGACAGTGTCTTCGTTGTCGATGAGTCGAGGCTCGTCTCGGTGCCGTCGTAGAACCCGGTTCCGCTGGCGACGTCGACCTCCATGTCGGCGGTGCCGTTGCTCAGCTGAAGGTCGGTCTGTCCCCCGACGCCGTTGCCGTCGTCGGCTTCCGACAGCGCCTGCAACTGGACGTCGAAGACTGGCGATCCATCTACGTCGATGGCTGGTGTGGTAGGCATGGATAGTGGCTCAGGATGTCAGGATCAGGATTCGATAAAGCGGATGCCGCTGCGGGCCCGCAGCCGGACGCGCGAATCCTTGCGCTCCGGCGAGAATACCGACCGCGTTACCTCGTTGCCGTCAGAATCCAGCACCGACAACTCCTCGAAGTCGACGGGCTGGCTGGACGGCTCGCTCCGGAAGAGGATCGCCGTCAGGTTGCACGGCGGGCCGATCGCGTTGGCGTCGCCGTCGGTCCGGAACTCCTCGTTGCCGAGGCCGGTGTCCGACGCGCTCGGCGAGGAGCCGTCAGTGCCCAGCGCGATCCCCGCAAGCACCGTCTCCGAGTCCCTGATGGCCTCTGAGATCGGCGCCAGCGACAGCACTGCCTCATCGCCTGACCGCGGCGCCGCGCTGAACGAGAGCGTTACGTCGACGCGGTACTCAACGTCTTGGTTGGCGCCGGCCGAAAAGGAGCCGTCGGCGATCAGGACGTCCCCGCTTGAGCGGAGTTCTGGGTCGCTCGGCGAGACCGTGTACGGAAAGCCACGCCGGGCCCGCGTCGTGTCTGCGGCGTCGTTCAGGACGGATGCCGTCCGGCCGACGCTGTCCAGGCGCAACACCTGCGCGCGGACCTGGGAAGCGAGGGACTCCGCCAGCGTCGCCCGGCCCGATCGCGGCAGTTGCTCGGTCGACTGCTCGACCTGACTCCAGCTGCCGCGGTGATCGCCCACCTTGCCGCGGCCCCAGCCGTACGACGAGCCGTCGGGGTGGCCGACGATCAGCGTGTTGTTGAGCGACCGCTCGTACAGCGCCACCGTCGCCTCGACCTCGACTGGGATCGGCGAGAGGGCGATGCCTTGGGACTGCTGTGTCGACGGTCGACGGTCCCTCGCGAATTGCCGACCGACGGCACGCTGTGCCTCGCGGACCTCCTCTTCGAGTTTCCGGGGCATGGTCAGGGAGCGATCCGCTCGTTCGTCCGCACGGTAATCGTGATGCTGCCACTGTTGCCGATCGCGACCCTGTACTCGCCGGGCTCGCTAAACTCCAGGTCAAATGAGACGCTGGTCTGCCCCTGCAGGACCCCAGCTGTCTTCGACGCCACAACCCCCCCGTTGACAATCACCGACACCGAGACGGTGTAGTTGCCCGGCGCGGTGGCCGTCCCCGTCGCCTTGACGGTCTGTGTCGCGTTCGGCAGGTAGGCGCGGCCGTCGCTGGTCTGCATCGTCCAGTCGACGTCCCCGTCGGACGGCGGATCGGGGTCCGTCTGCTCGTCGGGGTCCTGTTTCTGCATGTAGATGTTCTGCCCATACAAGTAGAGGTCGCCATCCCGGACCTCGACACCGGGCTGGCCGGCGTTGCCGCCGGGGCTGTGGTCGAACTCGTTGAGGAGTTCCTCCAGGGACTCGAGACCGGAGACGAAGTCTTGGAAGTCTTGAAAGCTGTCGAACTGCTCTTTGAGCTTCGCGATGAACTCCTCGGCCTCGGCGGTCGTCCAGCCGTTGTCGATCAGCCACTGCTTCAGGTCGTCCCACGACGAGAAGTCCTCCGTGATCTTGGTGATGAGCAGGGCGTCCGAGGAGAACAACGCCTGGATCGTCCGGTTGTGCTGATCCGCGGCCAGCTCGCCGACGCCGTTGTTCGTCAAGTAATTTCTGTACTCGTCGTAGCCCGTCAGCCCGAAGATCCCGGTATCGTTGCTGGCGTCGCCGGTGAAATCGGAGAATGACGCGAAGTTATCTCGGGCGGTCTGGGTGGCCTTTGCGACGTCGGACTCGTCGACACTGTTGTAGTTGCCGGCCTTCGTCTTCAGCTCGGACTCGTAACTGTCGAAGCTGTCGACCGAGGACTGTTCGAGGAAGTCCTGGTAGCCGATGATACCGCTGACTCGCGACCGGAGGGCGTTGATCTGGTTCTGGAGCTCGGAAACCATTGAGTTGCGCGAGCGGATGCCCGCCCAGATCTCCTTGGTCTCCGGTTCGAGTTGTGGATCCGTGCGCATGGGTTATCTCCCGGAGGACGCTTCGACGGTAATCTCGACGATGCCAGTGTGCTTCGCGACGACCTTCCGCACTGGGTACCGACCGGAGAGCCCCTCGTTTGACCACTCGACAGGGATCTTCTCGCCAGCCGAAACAGCCGCGTAGGACAGGTCGGTGATCGGGAACGTCGGAGCGGCGTCGTTCCAGGCGTTCTTTTCCAGAAACCCCTTCGCCCGATCTTCGGCTTCTGCCTGGCTGGTGATCGACGGATCGTCGATCCGCTCCGGACGGACGCGACCGTAGTAGTTGATGCTGGCCTGGTCGCGCTCGAGTGCTTCGACGCCGTCGTCGCCAGCGATCAGTACCTCATTTCGGATCCCTTCGTAGTCGCGTTCGACAGAGAAGGCTGACGTGACTGGTATGGATCCTTGTTCGATCGTCAGACCAGTATCAGTGAGTTCCGGTTCTCCAGGCTTGTACGAGAGGCCGCCATCAACGTAGACCGCGGCAGCGTCTTCGGTCGCGACATCGGCGATCGCCTGCCCGATCGGACCGTCGACTCGCCGTGTGATCGTTCCCTCTGACGCGTCGACGTCGGAGACATTGAGCGCGTTCGTCCGCGACCGCGTCCGGAACGGGATCGTGGTCGCGTGGTCGATCATCATGCCCGTCGGCTCGGCGATCGTGCCCTTGGGGATGAGGCGATACCGCAGCTCGCCCGGGTTGATCCCCGAGTGGTCGGACTCGGCCTCCTCTACCGGCAGCTCGTAGATGTGTGCGCCGAACTCGATATCGGGCGTCCAGCGGTAAGCTGTCCCGTCGCCCGGCTCCCGGAGTTCGATCACGAGGTCCCAGATGCCGGACGCGTCTACGAAGATCAGCCGCGTGAACAGTTCGAAGATGCCCTTCTCGATCGCGTCGCTCGGGACGTTCTCGTAGGTTGCCTGGAGCTCTGTACTGTGGCCCTCGCGGGCGCCGATGAACAGCATGTCAGTCCCAAACCGATAGAGGGCAGCTCGCGAGCCGGCGTACGGTTCGGCGGCCGGCGCGACGGACGACCAGTTGGCGGGGTCATCTCCGGTGTAAATGACGGTCTCTGGGAGTTGTTCGGTCTGCTCGCTGGCGAGGGCTTTGACCGCCTCCGACCGTTTCGTTTCATAGAAAACGCGGTAGGCTTGCTGATGCTTCAGCGGTAACGCTTCGCCGAGCGCGCGGATGGTGAGACGGCCACCAGACTCTGAGGGTTGCCCGGCGACCGACCCCTTCCAGATGACCGGCCCCCAGTCGATGGAGACGTCGGCGTCTGGTGAGAAATTACGGTTGCTTGTCGTATCTCGCATCTGGACAATCGCCTCGCCGAGACTTTCGCCAGTCCCGTCACTGGGTGTGTCCTCAGTTCTGACGCTGGTGATTGACTCTGGCGTCTGCCCGCCGATTGTGACGTCCACCATGTCAGAGATTGCGCTGGAACGACTGCTGTTGTCGGGCAGATATGCCACTCGCTGTGTCTGACTGCTGGACTTCGCGGAGGATCTCCGATTTGATCTGCTGAAGTCGGCGGTCAAGTTCGCGCTCAAGATCATCAATGCTGGCCTCAACGCGGACATCGACCGGCGCGTTGACGGAGACGTCGCCACTGCCGCCAGTCGCCGAGTCGGGCAGGCGCGTCCGACCGGCGGTGGCTGTCCCACCAGGCGTGGACGGATCGGCACCAGCGCCGAAGTGTCGCTCACCCGAGCGTATTTGTTCTTCGGCACGGTACAACTCTCGGTCGACAGCACTGTAGTGTCGCTCCTTGCGCATTTGTTCTTCGGCACGGTACAACTCTCGGTCAGACTGGTTCAGCTCCTCCGTCGACGGGCCACCCGATCCGCTGTACCGGTCGACCATCTCACGGATCTGTTCAGGATCCAACCCGAGCGGTCCCGTCGACCCCCGCACGCCATCGCCGCTACCGCCACCCTCACCCAAGCCAGAGAGGAACTCATTGATCGAGTCGAAGATGTTGCCGTAGACGTCCGTTCGCTGCTCCCATAGCTGCATCGTATTCCCGAAATCAGTGTCACCGCGAAAGATCACGTCCCCCAGGTCATCGAGCATCGTTCCAAAGTCGACCGGCCCCGGGACCGAGATCAGCGCGTCACCAAGGACATCGGCAATCTGGGACTCGTCACTGAGACTGTCACCCAACGACTCTGCCCAGTCGTGCAGGCCCATGTTCTCAAGCAATTCGTTGAATGCCAATCCAGTAATTCCACCCACGCCAACAGCACCAGTCATTGAACTCGGGAGAAGGCGCGAGATGATGTTTTTCGGATTCAACACCTCCAATCCTTTCTTGAGTCCCAACATGGTCAGAATATCATCAGCGCCGAGGCCGTCACCGATGATCGGGACTCCATCAGGGGTTAGCGAATCTCCCAAGCCATCATCCCCATCACCACTGCTACCGCCGCCACCGCCACCAAACCCCTCATCAAGCAGGTCGACTGCCTTGACGAGTAATTCGTTCCGCTCTTCGTCGAGGGACATCATCGATTCCATGATACCCGACTGCTCGGAGAGTGACGGGCCGATGCCGGTGTCGCTGAGCGCCGAGCCACGCGTCGGCGATCCGCCGTCAGTTGAGACGGCGATCTCGGTGCCCCCGACCTCCGCTTCAACCTCGTCACGAGCTGACTGGAGTGATTGCTGATCAACCTGTACATCCAGAATGCCTTCAGTACGAAATTCAGTCATCGTGTATCAGTGGGTGTTGTCGTGCCCGGTCAACGACCGCCAGCCGCAAGATGTCGGCCGCCGGCCACGTCCGTACTGCTGCCGGCGGGTGGCCGTTGAGCGTGGCGAGTGTCATACCGTAATACAGCAGATCCAGCTCGGTTGCGTTCGGCACTCTGTCGCCGGCGGCAAGTGACCGGAGCGTGTTCAGTTTCCCGCGTCGAGCCGTGTAAGGTCGTCCAGCTCGCTGGCAAGCCAGTCCGTCACCTGGTTCGGGAGGTGGCCGACGGCCTCGACTTTGTCGTCGAGGTCGTCGCCGTCCTCCAGCCACGGCGCGCCAACGATCGACGCTGCCAGCACGTAGTTGTTCAGTAGCCCACCGCCGACATCACCGACGACGCCGGTCGTGATGTGATCCTCAATCCGGGCGCGTGTTCCGGAGTCGATGCCCTTGATGGTGATCTCCGCCTCTTCGCCGAACTCGTCGGCGAGCCAGCGTGCGCCCGATGCGAGCGTGTCCAGATCGCCCCGGGGGTCCTCTGGGAGGCCAGCGCCGGCAGGGTCCTCTGCTTCTTCGAGGCGATCGGCGGCCTCGCCGAGCACGATCGTCCGCTCTGGAGGGTAGTTGATCTCCTTCATGAGCTTGCCGAGAGGTTGTGGATGTTGGCTGTGACTGGATCTGTCAGGTCCTCATCGGCGGCGACGAGGCTGTTCCAGCCGTACTCGTCGAACTCAAGGTCCATTGAGTATTCCGCGACTGTCGAGCCGGTCGCGTCGGTGAACGAGAATGTTGACGCGAACTGGTCGGTGTCGTCTTGCACGCCCGTCGCGCCCGCAGATCCATACGCTCGTTCGAGGTTCGCCCCATCATCAAGGACAGCTTCAAAGTCCAACGTCGGCTCGACAGCACCGTTGACAACAGCCACCGGGTGCCGACTCGTCCCACGGATCTCGCGGACCAGCGGCCCGATCGACAGTGTCGCCGACTGCAGTTTCGTTACCGAAGTCCCTGTGATGGACAGGTCAGCACCGTGGTGAGCGACGCTTGTTCCTGGATCTTCGCGTGTCCCCGCGGTTAGTGAAGTGTTCGACGACTCGTCGCCGTAGAGGCCGCGGAGCGTAACTCGCACTGGCTGCCCCTGTTGGTACTCAATGTCGCAACTCCGGACAGCAGCCCCTTCAAGGACACGCTCCAGCTCGCCACCGATGTGATCGGTGTACATGTAGATCTCGGCACTCGGCCACGTTCCGTTGACGATACTGTCGTTGGTTCCTGAGCCCCCGCTGTCGTCGTTGAAGATGAGGTCGTGATAGTTGTTGTTCTTCAGGACGAAGCCGACCGCCCACGACCCGTCGAAATTCTGTGCGAGGCTGCGTTTGGCTTGCGGGTCGCTCGGCTCACGGATGAGGGTGAGGTTGTTTGCAATCTGTACGTCATCGGCAGTCACGTTCCGCCCGAACGAGTAGTACGTCGGCGTGCTTTCGGGCCCGCCAAGGTACGATGTCTCGGGCGTCCACGCAACCTGTGCTGAACCTGCTCCTGTCATGTGTTTAGTCCTCAATTAGTGGTATCCAGTAGTGCCACACGTTGATGGCACTCTCCTCTAACGTCTGCTGACCGTTCGGAATGTCGGCCAAGAGGTACGTTCCGTTGTAGGGCGACGACACTTCGCTACCGCTGCCGTCCAACGCCTGTACCGACACCTCCGTCGTCGACGGGTCGTCGAAGAACAGCGACCGCAACTTATCAGCAATATCCCCCGCGTCGGCACCGAGCCAGTACCCCTCAAAGAGGAGTGTTCCTGGCTCAAGGCCGGATGGGTCTGCTGCTGGCGTCGCGCCCTCGATCGTCCCATGCCGCTCACTACCGGCCGACTGCACGCGGCGCGGAGGGTGGAGACTGTCGTGATACAGCACGACGCCGTCGCTCTGTCCCTCCGGCGAGAGTGCGTAGTGGCGAATCATCAGAAGTAGTTGAACGGGTTGGGGACGTGGAGGGAGATACCTGTATCCAATGCATCCAGCCAGGTGATGCGGGCGCGAGCCAGCGACGGGGTCCCATCGGCGAGGTCGGTTTCAATTTCAACCTCTCCCGGAACGACCGCTTGCGGGTCGTACTTCCCGCCGGACGAGAGTTCTCCGAACTCCAGCGTGGCTGCATTTGATGACACGATTCGCTGACTGGCGATCTCGTGGCTGAGTGTTTGGAGTTTCGTCACTGCGTCGTCACTGGCATTGGCACCAGTCCACGCCGAGCTGTTGCCAGTCCACTGGCTAAAATTGCAGCGCCACTGCCTCTGAGCGGATCCGGCACCGTCGTAAACATGCTCGGTGAGTTGGCCGTCATGCTCCTGAATCTCGTCGTACGATGCAGCAGTCTCGTTGAACCCGTCGAATAGCCACGCCGGTTGTTGGACTTCCGTCACAGATAGTTCACCATGTGCGACGAACTCACTCCCGTCCGGAAGCACCATGCGGAGACGGTCGTACGAGGACACTATACTCCCCCCAGACCCACCGCCAGCGGCTGCCGCGCCGCTGCCAGTGGCGGTACACTTATGGTATTCATGTTACATGCTCACGTATGCAACAGCGCGACACGCCAGATGGGTACGCGCACCTCTTCGGCGATGTCTACTGGAAGCGCAACACGTGGTCGGTAGTCTGCTTCGCCCTCTTTCTGGCGACCAGTCTGGTATCGTTCGAGTTGTTGGTCTCCATCTTCGACAATCAGGCAGCGTGGCTCTTCCGCAACGACCCCAGCTTGTACCTCTGGCTTGGCGAGAACTACGGCGACTTCTGGTGGTTCTTCCTCTCACTCGCAGTCTTAGGAGGGTTCCGATTGAATCCTGATTTCGACGGGGAGTGACCTCGCCCCCGTGGGGTCATCGGTGCCGCGTCAGTCGGCCGTCGCGTCACCAGTATCGGGCCGCAGCGGGATGCCCTCCCACTTTGTGTGATGGTGGGGGCAGAGACAAATGAGGTTGTCCAGCGCGTTCGCCTCTTCGTGATTCTCGACCCCGAACTCGCGGAACGGGCGGATGTGGTGGACGTGGACTTCGTCGCTTGCGCCACAAATCTGGCATCGGTAATCGTCGCGGTCACGGGCACGCTGGCGTTGCTCGTACCAAGACGGGCCGTAGTATCGTGCGTGACCACCTACCCACCTTGGATGGTCTTCGCCAGTGCGATTTTCACTTACCCAAGAACCAAAGCAGTCACCATCGCAGAATGAATTATTAACTGCCTTAATATCAGAGGGCCACCGTTTGAGTGTTGCACCGCAATTTTCACACTCCGTTTCAACTTTCCCGCCTGCCCAAAGATGGTTGTCTTCACCAGACTTTTCTTCGCTTTGCCACTCATACAAACACTCTGGGGAGCAAAAATTCCGTTCACCAACTTCTGATCGTTTTTTGCTTATCTCCTTGTCACACTGATCGCACTGAAGTGTGGCGTTTCCGCCATTCCACATTGGATGGTCTTCGCCCTCTAATGACCTGGTTTCGATGTCGTGTCTATCAAGCCAACGGTGGACAGTCGGCGAATGTGTGTCAAGCCGGTCCGCAACTTGAGAGACCGTCAACCCTTCTTCTTTATACAATCGCCGAAGAGTCTCTTCATTGCGAACTTTGGGCGAGGGGGATTCAACCAGACACTGCCGTGTCTCGATCCCGTGCTTATTCAGCCACTTCATAATCGTCCGCTGTGCACAGCCAAATTCATCAGCAATTTCGCGGGTTGAAAGTTCACGCCCGACGTAATACTCCCGAAGTGCATCTTCATCCTGCCAAGGGTACTCTTGGGAGTGGGCATGTGATTGGTGGATAGAACAACCCCGTTTTGTATCAAACGTGTCACCACATGTGGGGCACTCGTGTTCGCCCATCGTTCTCACTCCTCGCAGACGACATCCCGCAGCTCTTCGAGGAGATCGGGGTCGTGCTCTTCAAGAAGTTTGATGTCTTCGGCAAGCTCGTCGTTGATCCGACTCTCCACCTCCCACCGAACATTGCGATGTCGGTTTTGATCGCCCTTCTCACCGGCCAATACCTCTCGGTCGTTTTCAGTCAGTAGTGCACGCGTTCGTGACACGGCAGTTTGCATGTTTGCAACACCTCCACCTAAGCGTAGTGGACAAACTCCCTTTATACTGTTGCATACGTGCAACGTTGCCCATACGCAAAGTACTAAGTACCTCCGTTGCATATGTGCAAATGGGAACGTCGGGTGCCACGCTCACTGGTTGTGGGTGTGGCCGGCTGCGACAACAGCCGACCGGGGTTCTCAAAATGGTGTTGAATGAACCCATGCTACAATTGACCTTCCCCCGAACTTGAAGATTCGGGCAAAGACGACGAATCGGACGATGACTGCCTCTGCGAAACGACCGACCTCGGTTGTTTCGAGCACTTCTCTGTGGACGAATGAGCGGGCACATGATTCACGCGCCGCCAACCCGCGTCTTCGAGGGGTACCCCGTCGGCGTCGGTGGGAAAGCCCACTGCACCACCTGCAAGGACACGGTCCGCGACGGCGGGTGCAAGTGCAACGGCGGGTGGTCCTGATGCAGCGACGACAGTTTCTCAGTGCTGCCGCCGCGATATGGGCACTCTCGAACGGCACCCTACCCGGGAACGGGGAAAATGCAACCGACGAGTTCCCGTTCCCTGTCCCGGACAACTGCCCCTTCTGTGGGGAACTGTTACAGGACGCTGGCGACGATGGACTCTACTGCCCGGGGTGCGATTCGACCATGCCCGCTGGCTTCTACAGCACCGTCGCGTACCGAGACGAATTTGACATGAGGATAGAAGTCCCGGTTGGTGTGCCGGAACAGACACTCGCCGTCGCCCGGGATCGTCTTGGTGAGAACCCTGACCCGGGACGGTTCTACGATCATCTGCTTGATTTCGCTGATCTGAAATTCTACTGGTACGGTCCGCAGGGCGAGTGCCTTCCCGAGTTCGAGGAGTACTATGACGATGGCGACTACTGACCACACTCGCGTGATGGTCCGCATCGTCCGCACTTTGTCGAAACTCGACATTTATCGGTCCTCGTACTTGTTCACGACGATGTCGAAGTCGTAGCGATAGTAGTCCTGCCAGTCAGTCACCTGCGGCGCTTCGTTCGTGATGATTGCGTCCTGGTCGGTGTCGCCGTTTGAGATGTTCGGATAGGTGAGCTCCGAGTCGATCGCGTTCTGGACACGATCGACGAGCGTGCCGAACGGGATGCCGTCCGTTCCGTCGGGATCGACGTGGCCGAACTTACTCTCGTGCATCCCCTCGATCCGGACACCGAGGACGACCTCCGTATCGTAGTCGGCCTCCGTCCCGATCACGTCCCGGCTCTGGTCGGCCGACCCGACACCGACGTACACTGCATCCTTGAGGTCGGCCTTCCGGTCGCGGATGTTGCCCTCGAGCAGCTCGGAGTCGTCGCGATCGACGCGCTCCAGCGTCACCGGGTCGCCGATCGCGAGCGTGAAGTCCGAGACGGTGACTGTGTCGACGCGGTCGAGTACCCAGTCGCCTTCGGGGTAGATCACGACAGTTCCCTCCGGAGCCAGTGCATCGCGTCGCGGACAGCACGCGTCTCGCGAACGCCGGCGACTTCGACCTCCGGGAGAAACACGCGGTAGCCGTCGCCCTCGCGCTCGAACTCTTCGGCCACCCAGTCCGGTGGATCGTGGCGCTCCTCCCAGACGAACGAGAGGATTGGATCGCCCTCAATGGTGTGGTCCGAGGTTCCGAACTCGATGTATGGAAACGCCTCATGTGACCACCCAAAGCGGACGGTCAGCCGACCGTCGCTACGATTAACCTCAACGGGCTCCAGCGAGTCCAGAACTGGCTGGACGTTGTAGTCGAAGTCCCGGGCGTAGCGTTCGAGGCGGCCGCGGACGAACTGGATTGCCGCGAAGATGATGGGCTCTCGCTTGCCGACCAGCTCATGCTCAACGCTGTCCAGCATGCTCTCGCGAAGGTCCGCCTCGAAGTCGGCAGCGAGTTCCATCTATCCTTCAACCTCCAGCAACCGTTCAGATTGCGTCCGCAGTTCCTCGGCCTTGGTTTCGATGTTGTAGATCGTCGCGTTCTGGGGGATCTCGACGACGGCCTCCTCAACGAGATCTGCACCGGCCCGAAACGCAACCGCCCGCCGGACATTGCGCGGGATGCCGGCCCGCCCGTAGTCGAAGTCGACATACACGGCGTTGCTCAGGCTGGCGATGTCGTCATCCAGACTGTGGACGTCGAGGTACAGCTCGCTCACCCCACCGTTGTTGAGCCGGACCCAGTAGTCCTCGCCCCGATGGGAGTTGCCGTCGCCGCCATCGTCGTCGTCGAACCAGGCTTTGGCCTCGCTCTCAGTCACTTCGTGAACCTCGCCGCCAGCCTTGATGGTGACGGCCTTCTCCTCGTCGTCGGTGACGGCGTCGGTGAGGTCCTCAACCGCCTGGGTTAGTTCGGTGATCTGTTCTGCGTTCTGCTCGGCGAGGGACTTGTCGCCCCCGCCGTCGTCAGGGTTGTCGTCGCTCATGTCTGTGTCTGTGTCGTCGGCGGCGTCAGTGCCGCCGGTCTCCGAGGTGTCGCCCTCGGGGGCGTTTTTCGCAGTCTGTCTATCGCTGCCCGGGCCCTCCGGCGAGGTAGCCGTGTGGCCGTCATCGGCCCCGATGAGTTTGTTGAGAAACGCCGCCGCGGCATCCGTCAGCGTGGCCTTCGTTCCAGGGCTGCCGGACCCCTCGACGTTGATGGCGCGGTCGACCACGGACCACATCCGCTCGGCAGCCTCCTCGCTGTGGCCGCGCTCCATCGCCTCCTCAATGAACCCCTCGGGGTTGCCGACGTGGTCGGCGAAGCGTTTCTCTGCCGTTGCCGCTCGCGCCTTCGATGCCGTCAGGATCTGAGCGTCGGGCACCGCCGGGAAGTCAACCGCACTGACCTCCTGGACGATGCCGTCGGTCAGTTCCCAGTACTCGCTGACGTCAACCTCATCGGGAACCGTAACGTCGTCGGGAAGGTCTTCCGGCTCCTCGCCGACGAAGTCCCACTCGACGGCCTTGGCGCCAATACTGTGTCCGCCGAGGATGTCGTCCTCGACGAGCCCCCAGAGGTCGTCATCGTTGTATTCCCAAGACTGCACCCAGGACCCGGCGTCGACGGTCGTCGCGCCGATCTCCTCGGCCTCTGTGAGGATTTCGTTGCGCTCGAGAGACATCCACTCGCTGGGCCACACTGCGTGGATGATTCCCCCGTCGGCCTGGTCGGCGTCCATGAAGGCGCCGAACTGGTTGGCGAACGCGTCGATGGTATCCGGCCGCTCGAAGTCGCCCTGGTGGTCGACGGTGTTGGGCACCATCACCACGCCAGTTGCTACCTGAGATTCCTCGTCCTTGGCGATGTAGTCGACGCGCTTCTCGTAGTGCTGTTCGTGTCGCTCTCTGCTCATGTGTCAGTCCTCGCTGTCCGCTGACCTTACCCACTCGACTTCAGGCTCGGTGACGAGATCGTACTCGCCGGATGCCTCGACAGCTGTAGCCGCGGCGTTGAGGAGCGACTTCCGTTTCTCCTCTCGGCCCAGCTGCTCAAGGGCGAGAACGAGACGCCCCTCGTCGTCGAAATGGGCGAAGTCAGGGTGATTCTCGATCACCTGATCGGTGTCTTCATCGTAGTAGAGTGTCATGCGTCAGTCCTCCTGGTCGTCGGCGGCGGCGTCGTCGGCGTCCTCGCGGTCTTTGGCACGACCGGTACTGAGGACGGCGCGCTTCTCGCCGCGCTCCTTGTCGCTGTTTGTGCTCATGTGAGAATCGTGCCCGGTCGTGCCTCGCCCGGGGAGTCGGGTTCTCCCGGGGTCATCGGTGCCAACCTCAAATATCGCCCGGAATGTCGTCGGGGACGTCCTCCGGGTCAGGGGTTGGCCCTTCCGGCAACCTATCGTGGAAATTTGTCACTTCAATATACGGATATTCAAGCCTGATATTCGCGTAGTGATATGAACCTGCACTTCCCGCATTCGAGAGGCTCTGCCATTCAGTCGTCGGAACGTCAACGTAGACGTAGAGACTGCTCTGGCCTTCATCTCTCAGGAAAGAGATATATAATTCATTAGCAGAGAAGTCAAATAATCCTTCATCCAGATTCGAGGAGTTGAACTGCTGAGTCTCAATCGGATCCTTTGAGACGAGTTCGGGCTCAACAACCGCCCAGTTCCGCTCGCCGATCTTATTCTCGGCTGGGGGTTCGTCGATCGGCCGCACCGACGCCTCGGTATCCTCGCCTTCGCCTCCACCGGCACCAAACTCGGCTTCGAACTCAGTGAGTGTCAGATCACCCCGTGGCGGGCCGAAGGGTTCGAGACCTTGCTCTTCTCGAAGTTCATCGACTGTGACGACGCCAGACAGTCGCATGGAGCGGACCTTTTGCTCCATCATCCGCGCCTCCTGTTCGGGCTGGTCCGCCCCCCGGAGCTCGTACTCAAGCGTCCAGTCCGTTACCCCGAACGCCGTCTGGTGGATGACCTTGTACAGCCGCTGTGCGAATTTGTGCTGCTCCGGCTGGATCACCTCAAGCGCGAAATCTCGATCCTGTTGCTCGGAGTTTGATCGATTAGACGTCCCCGTGTTCCCGATTTTGATGGGCGGGACCTCGAGGACCTTCGCTATTTCTGCTTCATTTTTGTTTCGGAACGCCTCAAAGCTCATCTCCTCGCTGATACCCTGACCGAGCGGCTCAAGTTCGATCTTGACATCGTCGTCGAGCTGGGACTGGAACTTATCGACCTCAAGGATGACCGTCCGGTGGGACTCATCGCGAAGTCCGTTGAGCATCTGCCGGAGGTCGGTCTTTGACTCCTCGGTTAGCTCGCCGCCTTTGACCTTGATCGCGAAGCGCGGAATCGTGTCGTTGTCGAAAAAGTCGGCGTTGTAGTCCTTCGCGGCCTCGTCGGCGCCGATTGTCCGCGTCGCACTGATCCAGTCGGGGACCCCGTAGTGATCTGTCAGTGGGCTTGGGTTCGTGAGAAAGAGAAGCTCATTCGCCGGCTGGGTCTCAAGGCCCTCGGCGCTCCCTGTAACGACATCGCCCGTCTCCCGATCGACGAAGATGGGGTCGTCGTCCGTGCCGTCGTCGGTGTAGCGGACCGTCGGGGGAGCGTCCTCGCCGCCCGCCGAGAGGGAGACGTTCAGTCCACGGTAGCGGTCGCCCGCCTCGCCGAAGTACCGCCGGCGGCCATCACGAATCTGCACGTAGCCCCGAGAGGCTGAGTCGCCGTTGCTGACGAACGTCCCATCCTCGGGGTGGCGGGGCTGGTCGAAGCGGTCCTGTGGCTTGCGGACGCGGACCGTCCGTGCCGGAACGTGCGCCAACCCGACCGGCCGCCCCTCCAAGTTGGTGAGGATCTCGAGACAGCACCAGCCGATGAGATGGTAGTCCTGGCGCGCGAGTTCCTTGACCTCTTCGGGCGTGGCGGGCTCGGCCGATTGGCGGGCCTTGGTCTGCCATGTCGAGTCTGGCCCGCGCCAGAACCACCGGAGCACATCGTGTTCGACATCGTCGGCCTCTTCACGATCCAGGTCGGCCCACGGAGTAAGGTCGAACCCATACCCCACCTCGTAGCGGGACTTCTTGCGGATGCCCGTCGCGAGGGTCTCATTTTTTTCCAGAAAACTCGCAAGTCGATAGGGATTGTACGGTGGCCTGACGCCCGTGTTGAGCGTCCGCAGTCGCCGGTCGGATAGTTGCGTCGACGTCTGGGCCTTCGACAGCGATTGCTGCCCACCGATCCCCTCGACGCCGACCGCGATCTTGTTGTCCTCAAGTGCGTCAGTCATGTTAGATGTGAGTCACACCGTTGTCGTCGTCATCATCGTCACCCTCATCAAGCGCGCCCACGCCCTCAAGCCGGCGGATGCCCTGCTCGGCCATGTACCACGCCGCGATCAGGTCCGGGGTGTGGCCCTCCAGGCGGCCGTCCTTCAGCGTCAGCGACAGCGCCGCCTGAACGAAGTCCTCCGTCGGGCCGTGGCCGCGGTAAAACTGGATTGAGCCGTTCTCGACAAGGCGACGTAGCCGTGGGATGCCGTTCTCCCAGCTGTGTTTTTGCCCTGTGGTCGGGATCCCGGTCACCTTCGCTCGTAGCGCCGGCGAGAACTCAATCGCGTCGTTGACCACGTACTGCTGCATCCCGTTGTCCTCGATCACCACAGCCGCCGGGTCGTAGCGATCGTCCAGGTCCGCGAGCGTCGCCTTGACCTGGCTGGGCTTCATGCCCTGCTCGGCGTGGGCGTCGAGCAGCGTCCGCCGACCATCCCGCGGGACGTGGAGCGCGACGAACGCCGCGTCGTCGCCGGTCGGCGACTGGGCGGGGTCGTGGGCGACGATCGTCGCGCTGCCGGCGCCGGGTGTGATCTGCTCGGGTGGGGACTGACCGCGGATCGAACAGCCGCCGTTCTCGACCAGCTCGTCGACATCGGCTTTCTCGATGAGGTTACCGCTGGCCCCCTGGATGGTTAGCGTGTACTCGCGCCAGAAGAGGTAGTCCGCCATCTTCGACCGCTTGTCGGCCAGCCATTCGGGGCCGCGCGCTTCCGGCCAGAGCACTTGCAGTGTCTCGCCATCCTGCCAGGGATTCGCGACCGCGGTGTAGTACTCGGGATCCGGCCGGCGAGCCTGCCAGTCATCAGCGTCGCGGAACTCCTGGTCCCAGACGTCGAGGATCGCCGGGAACTCCCGTAGCGCGTAGCCCTCGTAGCTGCGGTAGTGACTGTAGATGTCGTCCGGGCGTTTACGCGTCCCGACCATCACTGTCCGACCGTCGTCTTTCACCATCGGCTGCGTGACGCCGTCAACCCAGTTGATAACCTCCTGAGTGTCGCCGTCGCCTTTCTCCTTGATGATGTCGTCAAGGATGAGCAGGTGGGCCCGGGAGCCTTCGATCCCGCCGTTGAGCCAGCCCGTCGACAGGCTGGCGCCGTTCGCGAACACCTTCGTCTTCTTTGAGTTCTCCTCGCGCGTCTTGTTGAGGTTGACCAGCCACGGATTCCGCTCGATGAAGCGATTGAGTTCCCGGTCTGCCTTCTCGTAAGCCTGCTCCTGCGTGTTCATCGCCCAGATCGCCCGGAACCCTGGCTTGTACTCGAGGCAGGCGATCAGATAGGCCGTGACGATCGTCGTCTTCAGCCCGTCGCGATGACACAGCAGGACGAGGTCGCCGTCGACGTCAGCCTCGCCGCCCAGGTGCCGGACCCACTCGCTGTGGTGATCGGCCAACGGAGCCCACGCGTCCGGCTCGGCGGCCATGTACCCCTGCGTGAGCTTGTTCGCAAACTCCAGCCAGCAGCCGTGTTTGAAGGGGTTGAACGCGGCGCGGATCTCCGGCTGCGAAAGTTCGACTTCCTCGCCGCCGGCGTCGGTGGATGGCGTGCTACTCATCTGTCGTCCCTTCCTGGAGTGTTGCCTCTCGAACGATTGCGGCGGTCTCCTCGTCCATCGAGACCGTCGACGTGTTCTCAAGGCCACCACTCAGTTCGAGCTCGTCCGCCGGCGCGATGCCGAACGTGTCGCAGATGGATTCGTAGCGGCGAAGGAATCGCTCGTCACCCGTCCGCCGGAACTGCTCAAGGGCGATCGCGGCGACGAGGCGGGCCTGGGCCTGGGCGCCTTCGACGTCGCTGAGGATCTCCTGGGCCTGCTCAACCCGCTCAATCTCCTGATCGGTAAGGAAGTCCTCAACGAACGACTCTGAGTATGCACCGTGTGTGGCCCCCCAGTCGTTGCCCTCGTGTGAGGAGCCGTCAGGAGAGGTGCCTCGACAGTGGCGGCACTTTCCGGAATCGAAATCTGTCCCCCAACCAGCGGGTAAACCGCACTCTCCGCCCTTACCCCCGTGGTCGCCGCATTCGTCAGCGTAGTTGCGTTCCGCCATGAGGTGTTTCGTCAGGAACCGCCTTGCGGGCTGGTTGACGGCGTCGCTGGGCCGTACTTCTCCGCCGCGTAGTCGTCGACGCGGCGTGGGTTGTCATGGACGCCGTCGTGATGGCAGCGGGTGCAGCGTTGCGAAAGGTTATCTGGCTCGTTGTTGCCTCGCTGCTCGTCGACGTGGTGCTGTTCGACGGTGTCGACTGGCTCACCGCAGCAAGAACAGCGAGTCATAGGAGGTGGCGCTCACAGCAGCCACGGCAGAGGGTGACTGTCTGGCCGATATCGAACCGATGGACGAGCGGCGAGTCTGCAGTTTTTAGAAACGACTCGCGGAACTCGCCCATGAACGGCGGCGCCCGATCGTATCGAGTTCCACAGTGATCGCAAGTGAATGTGTATCCCATCGGTCAGTCCTCCACACGCAGGTTCATCCACGCGACAGTCGGGAACACCGTCATCGCCAGTGGGACAGTTCGAGGGGGTCGCCGTCGATCGCGAGATAGGCGTCGAAGTTCTGGGGGTCGACGACGTAGTACACACTGCCAAACTGGTCGGTGACAAGATCCCGCTCAGTGTCGGTTATGCTCATCAGTCTGTTTTGCCTCCCGGGCTGCGACGGCGGCGCCGATCGCGACCAGCAGGGAGTCGAGCAGCGTCTCCTCGGCAGCGGCCCGATCGGGGAGCGCACCCCAAGGGTAGGTGCCGGTCACGTACTCGGCGGCCTCCCAGAGTGCCGTCAGTGCGCCGACGAGCAGAAGGTCTTGGCCGAGTGGTGAGTCCTCCGAGGCGATCAGCCCGCCCAGGGAGATTCCCGCGGCGAGGTGAGCGAGGTTGTCGTACCACCACCAGTCCCCGTAGCGCCCCCAGATGTGGAGACCGATCGCCAGGGCGCCGTAGAGCACGCCGACGAGAGTGGATCTGGAGCGGACCATCAGTCAGTGTGTTCATCGAGGACGTCGGCCGCCTGGTCTGCGGTCTCGGTCGCCTGCTCGACGGTGTCGCCGCCGAAGGTGGCGTGCGACAGTAGCCAGTAGAAGCCTGCGATTGCAGCGGCGATCGCGAGCAGCGAGAGGTCCGACGTCAGTGCCGCGCCAACGCCGGACAGGTCGGGCAGTTCGCCGTAGCGGGCCGTCCGATACCCCAGCCCCAGTGCCGCGACGCCGATCGCGAACAGGATCATCAGCGGCGGGAGCCAGGCCAGCAGGACGACGAGGTTGCGGACCCGCCCGGAGACGGTCGCGTTGTCGGCCTGTTGTTTGAGGTCTTCAAGCATGGTTTCAGTCGTTCTCGCGTCTGTCTCGGATCTCCTCGTAGTCGACGACATCTTCGCGGACGAGCCACCACTCGGCGAGCCGCGGCCCGGAAATGATGATCATCGACAGCGTCAGCGCCAGGGCCGGGTCCGCACCCTGGTTGATGGCGTAGCCGGCGAGCACCAGTGCGCCCAGTGAGACGAGACTGTCGAGTGCTCTCCAGACCATTACTCCAAATCCCAGCGTTTTCCGGCAGGCATGATCGACGCGGCGGTTGTGACTCCGAATATCCTCTCGGAGTCTGTTATTGTGACCAGACATTGCACATGAGGTCGCGCGGGAGGATTTGAACCCCCGCAGCCGGTTACCCCGGCTGTCCGAGCCAGGCGCGACAAGCCGCCGTGGGAGCGAATGGGGGTGTGAGCGTGCGGCGATGTGTGGATCGAACGTTGCCAGAGTGTGATGGTTTGTGCTCTGGTGGTGACACGATGGACCGAACGGGCTCCCGACGGCGGCTGCGGGGCTAACGCCCCCTGCGGGTGCTGGGCGAGCGTGAATCAGGCCGAAAGTGCCCGGCCGACCGACAGTTCGAGATCGTCGGTCGACCAGAGTTCGTCCGCCAAGACGACGATGTTGATGTCCTGGTCGCGCTGGCCTTCCAGGTAGAGCGTCAGCCCAGCGATTCGGAGGTACCAGAGGAACGGCTCGCTCCGGCGGCCGCCCCAGTCGATGTCGTGGTTGATGCCGCCGCACTTGCACTCGATGCCGTAAGGCCCCTCTTCAGCGTGCTCGGTCAAGAATTCGAAGCCAATCAGTGCTTCGGCAGTCCACTTCCCGCGGCCTCGCCGAGCCTCATCGGGGACTCGCTCGATTTCCTTGCGCTGCCTGAAACAGTTCCAGCAGAAGCGGTGGTCTTGCTCGACCGCGTTTAGAAACCGTTGGCCTGCAACTCGATCCCGGCAGTCACGCGAGCAGTACGAGCCGGCGACGCTCCGAGATGCTGTAAACTCAGTGTCGCAGCCGTCGAGTGAGCAAGTATGCCGGTCCTCGGGAACGATGTCAATCTGAGACATGGGGGAGAAAGCGGTAGCTGTCAACCGACCGCCGCTGTCAACGACGATCGGACAGTCAATTACCTACACTTATCGGATTCCGGAATGTTATATGCCCGCTTCTCTGCAAGTCGTACGACTACCTGTCTGAGGTCCGAGGATTGGCGGGTTTTGGAGATAAACTCGCAGTTTTTGAGAGTTTCGAGCGCTGCGTCGAGCGTTCGATCGGCGAGGTAGGTCTGGCGCTGAAGCTCCTGCCGAGTGAGTTCGCCATCGTGAGTCTCGAGGACGTCCAGGACGTACTGGCAGCTGGGCGGCAAGCTATCGACATCGTCGCGCTCGACCTCGTGAGAGGCCATCAGTCGGGGGGGCCACCCCCGTCAGTGGCGTTTTGCCAGTCCCACACGGAGCTCGTCGAGTCGTCACCCCCGGGGCCTCCGCCGTGATCTCGGTGGTCAGGGTTGCGAATCGCCAACGACCACCTACTAGTAGACTCCAGTAAGGAGTCGTTGGCGATCTCGTCGACGTCGACGACTCCGGAGTTCGGCGTACCATCATTAGCGTACAGGGTTGCTCCGTGCTCACCCTCGCCGCCGATCGCCTGGACGACGTCCTCCTCCTCAAGGCGCTTGAGGGTCTGGCGGACGTGCTCCTTACTGCAGGCGACCGAGTCGGCGATCTCCCGAGCCGTCGGGGCGCTGTGATCGCTACGGAGCTCACCAACGATCTCCCGCTGGAGGTCGGTGTAGGTCCACTCCACGCCGGGCACCTCAACGTCAACGAAGCCCGTCGGCGCCGCGTCGGTCCGGAGGAAGACGGTAGCGGTGCTGTCGGGATCCTCTGGGTTGCGAGCGTATCTCCCGGCGGCCTGAGCGATGTGATTCTCACGAACGCTGGCGAGGATCTCGGCAGCAGCGTCAGCATCCTCTCCATCGAACCCACGACCCCGAACGCGGTACTCCTCACCCTCGTCGTCGACGTCGGTCTCGACCTCGGCCTCCAAGTCGAGCTCGGCAAGCAAATCGAGGACGTAGTCGTCGCCAGGGTCCATCGCACCGTTCACCAGACCGATGCCCTCGCCCACAAAATCGTTCCGGCTCTTCTCCTCGCCGTAGTGCATGAGCTCGAGCGAGTTGACCCCAGCCTCGTGCATCAACGCCTCGACGCGGTCCTCGACCTGGGCGGTGGTGAGCGCTGTCTTGAAGTCGCGGCCGTACTCGTCGCGAAGGTGCTCCAGCAGCGTCCGCAGCCGGTTCTCGTCGAGCCACTCCTCGGCCTTCGAGCCCGAGAGAGGGCGGGTCGCGTCGCCGACTTGAACGACACGGAGCCCGCGTTCGTACCGGCGCCAGAGCTGCCGTTCCTGAGGGTCGAGGACCTCCTCGGTGCCCATCCAAGGGGCGGTGTTGACTCTCCAGACTGGGAGCGACGGGTGGGCGTCGAGTCCGACGACTGATCGGGCAGCCCCGAAGTCGGGGACAACGCGGACGCTCCGGACGTCGTTGGTCTCGTCGAGGACGATGCTCACCCACTCCCGATTCCAGTGGTCTTCGTCGTGAGCGTGGGCCTCGAGGCGAGGTGGCTGGTGTGGGGTCTTCCCATGACGCCGGCCGTTCGGTCGCTCGTCAGCGTAGAACACCGCGCGAGCCAGCGCCGGCGCCAGGACGTGCGCGTCGTCGTTCTGCAGGTACCATTCCCGCTCTGGTTCATCCCAGAGGTCGCTTTCATGGGCCTCCCGCTCGGCGGCCGCATCGTCGGCGTACCCGTCGTGCTGGGAGAGGGCGACGAGGTCCTCCCAGGTGCTGACAGTAGCGTCGATCGCTTGGAGGTAGGCCGTGACCGCCCGGCGAATCCGGTCGGTCGAGAGGTCGGTCGTGAAGTCCGGCTGCTCGTCGACGACGATGTTGTTCGCCGTTCGAAGTCCCGGAGCGTAGCTAAAGTTGTGGGTCGCGATGACAAGCGGCCAGTACGAGGAATCGTCCTCGTTTCCAGACGGTCCGGCACGGTATCGGTCCCATTGCTTGATCGCCTCGCAGGGCCCGCTCTGTTCGCAGGGTATTTCAACACCCTGGTCGTTGTGATCGGCGACGTACTGATGAGCGACGCTGAACGGCAGGCCCTTTCCATCACAGAGCGCGTCGATCACGTGCGACGCCGGCTCGCCATCGACGGTAAGCGCCTGGCGACTGTCGTCATCACACTCCTGAGCCTCGCATGGATCGTGGTCGCCTGCTGCAACCGGGCACGCTTCATGGCGACTCCGAAGAATCATAAACTGGCCGCCGTGCTCTTCGGCGGCCTCGATCGCCTCATCCCTGGCGTCTCTTGTCTCCAACAGGT